TTTTATAGTAAATAATAAATAGTAGAAGTGTAATCAACAACAATGGTGCACTATCTAAACTCATTAAATATTTCAATAACTCTATCAATGACATTAATATTCCTCTTATTTATTTAGACAATTTTAACCTAAATTCAGCAAGAAGTCTCCATCTTCTATAAGGTGGAGATGAATTGCTGACTAATATAATTGTTATTTCTACAAATTAGCTGCAATTCTTTCGGATTGATTTGTTTATATTTTTCTGATATTCGTAAATAATTACCTTCTATGTCCTGTACATATACCCATTTTCCTGTAAAACCTGATATATAGCCTATTTTATCTATTGAAGGTATATATACTTTATCCCACAAACACCAGCAGTTATTATTAGTTATGATTTTCTTTATGTTCTTTTCGTTTCTTTTAGCATCTCTATTAGGTTTACTTCTTCCTTTACGTGGAATTTCTTCATGTAAGCTGCGTTTCTTTTTACGAACTTGCTTGATATAATAACTGACTGATACCTCCTGTCTTGGTTTTATCCCCACAATAGCAATAGCATCATTTATGTGTGATTTTTCTAAATTCCATTCTTTGCGTTTTCTGCGGGTATATAGTCCAAAAGTATATTCTGTTGGTGCTATTTCCTGTAATTTAGAAACAAGATAATCCCTTAAGACATTCATAAATGCAGTAGCCTTAAAATTCCTAATTGCTGGCGGATTTTTGCCAGTAAATTCTTTGTACAATAGATTGTCTTTCTGTCTGTTGTGTTCTTCGCAGCAACATACAAGATTAGTTGGATTATCTGTTCCGCCTTTACTTTTAGGTATTATATGATCTACTGTCATTTTGCCTGAACATGGTATATCAGGTCTTAATTTAGCATAATGACATTGATAATTGTCTCTTATTTTTACGTATTCCTTAACAGTGTCAAAACCTTTCATATCTCCATTTTGATATTCTTTACCTTGTATATTTGGATTTATTAATGCCTGTGTATCAAATTGTCCTACTTCTACAATGATGTTTGTAATAGGTATAATTTTAGATAACTTTTTTATAATATTGTAATGTGCATCAATTCTTGCTGTTATGGATGGTGGAAGCCAACCATTTTTCCTTTTGCGGTTAAGAAATCTTGGTTTTCTGTAACGTGTTTTTCTGTTTCTTCTGCTTCTTCTAAGTCTACGTTTTGTTTCAATATTTTCTTTGATGTCTTGTCTTAATATTACTTGTGCTTTATAAATTATTCTGCCATCATCTGTTGTTACTGCTATGCCTATGTTTTTACTGCCAGCGTCAATACCAGCAGTACAACATTGTTTATAACCACTACTGCCGTATAACAGTTGGATTGTGAATGGTTCATATTTGACTATCTTTGCTTTGCCTTGCTTAAGCAGTTTCCTTGCTTTTGAAGGTTTGCACGACATAAGAGGTCTGCCATGTTTGTTTACAACGAACACTAACATAAAGTGTTCCTCCTTTCAGAGTTATTTGCCCATCGCCAATGTTAGACAAGCTTACACGTACAAGCCACTGTTCCTACCCACAGAACTGTTTAGGTCATGTACGACAGAGCTTGAAACTTGAGCATCATTTCAAGGTGTCATAACCTGTCTAACGTAGCCCCGTCAGCATATTGCTGGTGGCTGAGGCTAGTCAACCAAGGCTTTTTCAAGCCTCCGCTTCTATAAGCGGGGGTAGTTGACATTAGTTGTTTGGCATTGTTCTTTTAATTTAACAAAATTATAAACATAGCCATTTTGGGTTATTGATTTAACAACTTCTAATTTTACTAACGTTGGTTCCGTAAAAGTCATACATTCTGTTACTAATCCATTATCAAAACATATTTGTGAAACACATAATGTTTCTTCTTTTATATTTTTTGTAACGTTATTTATTTTTTTATAACTAGTGTAATAATAATCTAAGACAAATAAAAATATTATTAATATAGTATAAATAAAATATTTCTTAAAAAATACACTCACATAATTATTATAAAAACTAGTATTATTTTTTGTTTGTTCTTTCAATTTATTATCACTTGGTTCTTGATTAACTGATCCATCTTTAAAAGTAAATTTTTTAGACATAGTGTAAATCCTCTCTAAAAATTATTTAATAATATCAATATATTCATAACAATTATTTGGTATACTAAAAAAACTCTTACTATTTAAACTTTCTTGATTGATTATTAAATATGTCAAATTCCCATATTGACCAGAAGTTTTATTATTCATATAATTATCAAAAAACATTTGGGCTGTTAAATACCCCATTCTAGTAAAATTAATAGAACTAACAATATCTGCCCCATATTTAATAGATGAAATATTTGTTGTAACTTGAATGCCCTTATTTTTTAACTTATCATGTAAATATATAATCATTTGGGGCTTATTGTAACTTTCAGCAATTTTAATATTCAAGATGTCCTGTAAAGTATTTACAATAATAATATACTCAACACTATTGTTTCTAAAAAAATTATCTACATCTTGTATTGTTTCCATTTTTATAAGTACAGGTTTATAATTATACTTTTTAAAATATTCAAGCCAATTATCCTTCAAATATATAGATGTGGGTGTATCATCATATAATAAATATATATTATTTCTATATTCCCAATTAACACAATTTAAGAAATTAAAAAAATTATCTAACACTAAATATTCTTCTACACCAAACATAAGCTTGTTTATCACAAATTTTAAAACAGGATACTCTTCAATATATTTACTTAAAGGTTTATTCAAACCACTAAAATATATATTATATCCTTTATCAATTAAATAAGGAATCGTTAAGTATTTAAAGGCATTATCATCGACTATAAAAATAACATCTGGGTGATTTTTTTCTATTTGTTTATATATTTCCTTAGCAGATTCTTTTTTAGCATATTCTAAGATATTAGTATATCTACTATTCATATAAAATAGTTTTATTGTATAACTAAATAAATTTTCATGCTCTTTTAACGATTGTAAAATCCCAGTTAACTGTGGTTCTCCACAAACATGATTTATATTGTAAGACTGAACTATAACAATCTTTAATTTTATTTTTTGATTTTCAGGGTTGGCTAACGAGATTATTGGTATAAATAAAAACATTAATAAAATAAATAAAAATCTATACATATTGTGTATACCTATTATACATTAGTTAATTTAATGAAATCAAATTGTTTTTTATTTGTTCAAAAAATAAAAAGAGGACCAATTAAGGTCCTCTTTGAAAATCAATTTAAGTTACTTAATATAAAAATTAAGCAATATTTTCTCTACTGGCTCTATTGGGTCTAATTCTATATTGATATGGAATGTCTTTCTTTTCTTCTCGTATTCTGTGGCACCAACTTCTACATTGTAGTCATATAATCCTCTTCTATTCTTAATATCTTCAAGGAATCTAATGACTTCACCTTTAACCTGAGTCCATGTAATTTCATCATTTTGTTCAAATATAAAATATTTAGAGAACTGTTTCAATGCCCTATCAATATATAAAACCATCCTAACAACATTAAGTGATTGCATTTTAGATGGCTTTCTTTGAGATGTCAATTGTCCCCAAACAACATATCCAGCATTAAACAATACAGTTGGGTTAATTTGATTGAGATACATTTGATCTCTATCACCCTGTAATGGATTATATTCTAACTCATCAATATCTTGGATGGCTGCTCTGTTAAAACCAGCAGGGGCAAACCATAATTCTCCTACTGTATCATTGTAAGGTATAATTTGTGCCATATGATAAACTGGTGAGACCCAAAGTTTCATACCACTAAATGGATCAGTAACTTTTCTATATTGTGAATATATAGCACAATGATAAGTATTATAAGATTGTTCCATTCTTCTAGCTCTTAGTTCTTGTTCAAGATTTCTATTCCTACCATTATCAAGAATAGCAACACAATCTTTTCTTAATGCATATGCTAATTGAACAATAGCATCTTTAACAGCTTTTGGATATCCACCATCATATACTATTGAAAAATAAATATTCTCAACATCAATTACTTGTGAATCATAAATACCAGAATATGCCTTAATTAAACATTCATTAGCTACAGTTGGATTAATAGTGCCATCAGCATTAAACAATGAACCAGAAGAACCACCACCAAATTGTCTGAATGATGGATCATCATTTCCATCTACTGGAATTATAAAGAAAGTTGCATATGGATCAAAATTACCAACAAATCCAGCACCCATATGATAATACAATTTACCATCTTCTGTTTGTATTAAATCACCATAACCAACAGTAACAGATGTATCCTCTACAAAATCACCAGTAAGATCATCATATTTAATAACTTTACCTATAAAATCATAAAATTCACCAAGAGCACTCTCAGCAACAAAATACTTATCACCAGTTGATGGATTTTCAATGATATCATCATCAAATATAACCCCTTTAACATCAACTATATTATAACCAGTATTATTGACTATGTCTTGTGTTAAAAGTCTATATACTTGATCAAATGTTAAATTAGGATTCACTTTACACTTAATGTAATCACAGTATTTATCCAATACATCTTCAATAAACATTGAATCACCAGAATAATCTCTGATATCTTTTCTAAATGTTACATCAAATGAATCAGCTATATCATAATAACCATCAATATTCTTGGCATAAATATCCAATACATAAACATAATCAACATTGGCAGATTTAGTAAATTTAATTTTGAAATCATTATAATACTCACCTCTACCAGTAGCATAAAAGACAGCCAATGGAATACTGGAAGAGACATTGGTGTTATTCAAATAAATATCTGCATCATCAACATCATGCATAGTAATATTTTCAAATAATACTACATGATTTGTCACATCATACTTGACTGCAATATTTGCATAAGTTGCATCTGCTGGTAATGCTCTCATACAATATAATGCAGTAGAATTTTGGATAAACTTATCAGCAATCAATAAACCTTGACCATATGCTGTCGAATATTTTTCAATATTTGGATATCCAAATTCATTCAATAAGTCTTTTCTAGATGACTTAAAAACTAATTGATTGTCCCTACCTTTGTCAGCAAAAAATGCCACAAATGCTATTGTTGAAGGCACAGCCTCAACATAAGTACTTAAATCTGTTATCTTACTATAAACACCTGGAGAAATGGGTTCCATAATTTATCCTCCTTTAAAAATGAATTCTATTAGTATTAAATTTTATATTTGTTCTGTTTAAACAAAAAAATAGGTACCCAAGATTGGATACCCCAATAATTTTGCACTAATATTTAATGATTATTTATATTTTTAGAAAAATAAATACCAAATTAAAACAATTTCTCTGTTTTGATCTTTTCTTACTGTGGAAAATGTTACTCTTGAAAACAATTTAAAAGTTGTTGCATTTGCAGCTAAATGACTATTTGACAACCATAATGCGGCTTCATTTAAATCATAAACATTTGCCTCATCTCTTAAAATTGTAGTTGTCAATTTTGCAATCAAATATCTGTTATCATTAGAATCATCCATTAGAATTTCAATAGAGTCAAAATTTTTCTTTCTACCACCATCTGCATAAGTTGTATTATTTGGATCTATAACTATTTGACTACTTAATCCAGAATCATTTATGTTGGGAGCAATTGGGTTCAATGGGTCTGTTGTCAATGCTCCACCAGTACCAACACTTAACCAAGATACATATAAATCTTTTTCATTAGACCCAGTTACCCTATCAAAATTCAATGCTCTTTGTAGAATTGTTTCTCTACCATCATATACAATTAAATTTTGTTTGTCTAACAATTTTCCAGTTTCTTTATCAACAATCTCTACAAAACCTTTAATAGAATTTCTGTTATTGATATTCTCTGGAAATTTGTTTCCAACTATACATTTGTCATCCTGAGTCTTGACTATATTATCCGAAAATATAATTTGATTCTTCACTTTGCAATCCTCCAGATATTTATTATAAAGTGCAAGAAGACACCCACCTCTATAGGTGGGGGATGAATTGCACCTATAGTACATATACCATTTAAACAACCTCCTTTAATAAAGGTAAGTCAGGCAAAAGCCTGTAAGTCCACTTCGCCAATGTTACAGTAGGTTTTTCAGTAACAGCACTTCTCCTACCCATCAGAGATGTTTAACCATTACCCACAGAGCTTGGAACTTGTGGAGCATCCCAAGGTGTCTATATATTCTACTGTAACGTAGCTAAAAAGTAATCCTTTTAGCTTAGGCTAATCAACCGAGCTTGTTTTTCTACAAGCCCCCACCTCTATAGGTGGTGGGTAGTTGACATTTTCTGTTCATATCTTTTTATATTTGTTCATAATGCACTAATAATCTTTGATCAAAACTGTAATACCATCATTTGTAGAAAATGTATTATTTGATAAATTAGAAACAGTATCATATCTAATGTAACCACCTCTTATCGAATCTATGTTATCATATTTTAATAAATCATCATGATACTCAGATGGACCAATTGATCTAGTTGAAAATTTATCTTTAAAATCTAAATGGAAATCAGAATTTAATGTATCTTGTGTATTATTATAAGTATCAAAAAGTTCTTCTGATGATTTTATTCTACCAAATGTAACTCTTTCAGAAATAATCCATTTATCAAATGTAAAACCTTCATCATCTCTATCTAATACTGGTTTATCATTATCATAAAAGTAATTAACATATGCTTTCTCATTAAAATATACCCTGGTTATATCTTGAAAACTTTGAGTAGGAACTATACGATTATCAAATAAGTCCTGCTTTATATTAAAAGTTAAATTATCTGATTTTTGAAATAGATCTTTTAATATCTGTCGAATTGTATAGTTAGTTATTTCTTTTATAATCAAATCATATCTTACATTTCTCCATATATCTATATCATACATTCTATGCCACTCAGGTGTATATGGTATATCATTTATATCTAACCTTAATTGATTATAAAATATTTCACCTGACATATCAAAATATTCACTATGATAATTTTTTATTTTATTCATCTCATATTCATTAATATATAATGTATTAAATGGATCTTTTATATTTAAAGCTAATGTTAAAACATCATTATATCGAGTATGTATTGGTTTATAAACATTTATAATTTTGGATATATTATCATCCATCTTTAAATAATATTGAGTAAAATATGCTTCTTCTTGTAAGAAAAATGTTACATAAACATCTAGTAATGAAACTATATTAAACAAACCAAAATTAAAATCTATTTCAAGAGGTTGTGCTAACAAATTATCTAAATATTTCTTGAAATCTGGATTTATTTCTTCTAGAAATTGACCTATTTTCTCTGTCGAATCTATTTCTTTATTATCAACGCTTATATCAATATCTTCTAAATTCTCTTCACCTAATGCATATGGGTCATCCATAAAATGATTTACATATTCTTCTGTTGATGCTGGTCTTGTAAAATATTTTATAAATTGTTTTCTTTTTTCTTCTAATATAGTTTTATTTGTTGGTTGGTAAATACTTTCATAATATGTTCCAAATAAAGCAAAATCATTATATGTAAATAAATTATTATCTAAATTCATTGCCCAATTATTACTATGATTATCAGCAATCAATGTCTCTTCAAAATTGCAATTCAATACATATTTTGTTTGATTATTATCTACATCATAACAATCAATACAAATAAACTGCATATCAATTATATCTAATTTAATACACTTATCAATCTTTGGAAATTCATTAGTTGTATTAATTTTGAAAGTTTCCCATACATTATTTCTATATCTAAATAAATTATACCCATTAACAAGAACTAGATCACCATTATTTAATAGTTTAATAAATACTTTATAATCATTATCAATGAGATCAATTATATTTTGTGGAATATCAATAGATACAATATTAGGATAATTATAATTACCTTTAAAATAGAATGGTAAATTTATACCATCTCGTAACCAACCATTAACATCATCACTATTATCCAAGTTACTACTTACATATTCATTTAATTGTTCTAAATTAAACTTATATATTTTCTTTTCTTCATGTAGATAAATTACCACATCATTATGTTTATTATGACTAATATCAAAATTAGTAAAAGAAATATTTCTAAAATTTGTTAAATTTATACATGATGTATTATGATAATCTAACACATATAAATTTTTATCAAATTGATTATTAGAGTTATAACCAAATGCTAATACATTAAATCTATTATTAATACTAAATGTTTTAAAATTATAATATTTCCAATTAATATTATAATTAAACCATTTATGTCTTATTAAATCATATTTACATATGTTTGTATTAAGTTGATTGTTATTATCTTTCCCACCAATTAAATAAATGTAACCTTGTATATAAGAACATCCATGGTTATATAAATAATAAGGTATATCCCTCGAAATAACAGATGTTAGTGATTCTTTATCTATAAAGTATATCTTATTTAAAACGCTACCATCTCCACCTATTCCACCACTGACCACGATATTATTCCCATAAGTTGTGGCAGAATAATCTTTCTTTGAATTAATTAAAAAATAAAAATCATTTCTATTTTCATATTCAGTATTTACTAATAATTTCTTTTTATATTTTCTATAATCAGATATATTCTCTTGATTATCTTCTTTAAAATAATTGTATGTAAATTTTTCTGAGGTTTTATCTACAGGCCGTTGATGCACATCTACCCAAATATCTTTCAATTTCTGATATTCATAAAATCTAGTTACATAATCATATATACTTGAATCTTCTGGATATTCTGTAAGATCAAGATCAATATTGCTTAATAATATATTACCATTAGCCTCATTGTTTTCAAATTTACCATATCTTTTTGTCCAAATATATCCTAAACCTAAAAATGTTTCTAAGAGTGATAAAAATTTACCAGATTGTTCATGATACAATAATCTATGTGGATCAAATGAAAAACTTGAATCATTTTTATTAGCTTGATAATAATTATATTCTTCATGAATTATTTTTGTTAGATGTGTTAATTGTCTATAAAAAGCATTTAAATCTGGTGCAGCAACTATTTTTAAATATGGTGTTAATGAAGGTAATTCTAATCCATCGTTCTTATCAGGATTTTTAATTATCTTTAATATATCATCTTTTTGATAATACCAATGTGGATCTTTTTTAGTATAATATTCAAATTCATTTTTAAATTCTATATCAAAACTTGTTCTTCTTAGCTCATTTCTTCTAATTGGATATGACTTAAAAAATAAATCAGTATCATTTGGATTTTGTGGATATAGTTTTAAATCTTCCTCTAACCAAACTTCATATAATTCTACAGGAATAAGATAGAAATATTTTAAAGCAGATTTAATAGATCCATATGTTCCTTTTATTTTATATAAATTAACTATATCTACAGAAAATGCTGGCTTGACATATAGTGATAACAAATCTGGAAAATCTATACCTAATGATTTAATAATATTATCCAAATATTCACTGGATGCAAAATATGGGTTCTTTGAATAATTTGTTTCCTTGTTTATAACCTTTAAAGTAGAATACCAATCTTTAATTAAACCATTCAATAATTCTGTATCAAATGAATTATATGTATATAATTCTATATGTTTGGAAAAAAATTTCTCGCAAGATTGTCTTTCATCATAAAGATAGGCCTTATGTTTGTCAACCAGAGAGGTATTATCAACCTCTTTCTTATCTTTAAGAAATTCAAAATATTCTTGAAACTTTTCATAAAATGTCTTCTTTGACAATTTGTTGACCTCTTGATTATTTAATTAGAAACAATAAATAATTGCTATATTTTTTGTTTGTTCTTATTTATCCATAAATTGTAAATTTGTAATGATTAATATATTTATTGTTTGTTTTATAACCCAATTTTGCTATCTATATATTATTTTCTAAAATTTGATATTTTATTTCAATTCCATCGGCATACTTTTTGCCAATAATTGAACCATAACTAATATATCTACTATACATTGTATCAATATTTCTGAAATTGGTTATTTCTGTAGTATACAACCTTAATAAATTTTCAAGTAGAACAATATCAACATCACTTAACTCTAAATACATATTTGGATTAAATGGACTATTTAAAGATATATCTGTTGTAGTATTAGTAAAATAAAAACCAAATAAATTACATAAGTTTTTATAAGGTCTATAATATAAATACGTCATTTCTGAAACAAATCTATGATCTTCATTAAAATCTTTGTATGAATGAGTGAAAACATAATCATAAAAACCTAAATTATCCTTAAACCATTTTTCAACAACATTTTTTCTATGATGATATGCCGTTTCATTTAAACATAATAAATTAAATTGTAACTTTGCAGAAACTTCCTCTATAATTGATAAATTATTTTGACAAGTTTCTCTATCTATTTTAAAATTGCTAAAAAATAATAATACATCAACATTATAATTTAATCTTTTGTAGTATCTAATGATTGAATATGCCCCAAATAGTTCATCATCAGGGTGTGCAATTGTAATAAGAACTTTTTTGCTCATCTTGTAACCTCTATTCTTTCTTTTCCATGAAAATATCTAAAACCATATTCTTTTAATATTTCTATTAGTATATCAGAAGATTGATTAAATGGGAAAATATAATGTTCAGGTTTATAATTCAAATACTTATCAAAAAATTCTAATAATAATTCTGTATCATATCTAATAAAATCAATATATTCTTTTTCACTTCTTTTTCTAATATTACCATCAATACTAATATATCCAATGTTTGCTAATTTGGAACCTAACTTAAAAAATATTCTTTTGGTTAAATTATTTGAAATACCTAGATATTCAGACCAATGATCATTATACTTAGTAGTAAAACCTATTATTATTTTATCATGAAAATATGAGTGTGCTGCAATTATACCTATTTTATTGCAGTGTAAATATTTTAATTCTTCAATATTCATAAAATACTTCTGACAATTATTCAAATAATAATTATCTGTATATTCTTTACATTCTAAAAAATCAAGATGTATACTAGTTGTCTCATATCTTGGTCTCAATTCACTATTATTTAAATCTATGTAACAACAAGTTATACCAAATATTGGATTTTTTAAAAAATTAGAATAATAATAATGGGAATATAAACCATCATCTAAAAATAAATTATCAATATCTTTAACCTTATTATAAATAATTTCATCAATTGAATGACAGTAGTATTTATTATCCATTATACACCATTTTTATGTATTCTTTTATAGTTTTTACTATATATTCTCTATCTTCTTTAGTAATCCACCATCCAACAGGTATAGCAACTTGACTGGTAAAAAACTTATCAACATTTGGTAAATGTTTTCTACTATTTTTAAATATACTGTATCTATCATTTCTATAATGCACCTTAGAAACTTCTATTCCTTTTTCACTCATATATCTTATAAAATAATCTCTGAATGGAATATGTATAATATATAACCATGATGCTGATTTATGTTCATAATTCAATTTAGAAATTTTGATTATTTCATTATCTTCAAATTGTGAATCATAAAATTTTTTATTATCTATATGTTTATTTACTATATCATCTAGATATTTAAGTTGTTCTAATCCTATTGTTGCAAAAACATCATTAAAATTAAATTTATAACCATAGTCTGCTACATCATTTTCTAATTTATTATAGTATGAACTTTTTTCTCTATCTATACCATACCATCTTAATAATTTAGCTCTTTTATAATTATCTTCATTTTTGCATACTAATATACCACCTTCAATAGTAGTAATATGTTTAATTGCTTGTAATGAGAAAATAACAAAATCAGAATGATTACCTATCTTAATACGTTTATATTCTGAACCTAATGCATGTGCAGCATCTTCAATAACCTTTATGTTATACTTTTTAGCAATTAAATTTATTCTATCCATATCACATGGATTACCACCATAATGGACAACAATTATAGCTTTTGTTTTATCAGTTATATTTTCTTCAATTGATTCAGGGTCAATCAAACCTGTTATAGGATCAATATCAGCCCAAACAACTTTAGCACCAAAATTAGGTATAGCTATATTAGTAGCCAAACAAGTCATTGGTGTAGAAATAATCTCATCTCCTGGTTGTATATTACATAATCTTAATGCAAGAAACAAAGCTGATGTTGCACTGTTTACAGTTAAAACATTATTATTACCAAAATATTCTTTTAACTTATCTTCAAATTCTTTTACCTTTTGACCCTGTGCAATCATACCACTATGCAAAGTTTCTAATAGATGTTTATTAACAGATTTGGGCATATGCACTTTAAATAGACGAATCATAAATACCTCTCAATTCTTTTAGTTTATATATAAATCCTCTCAAATTAAATATTCCTTGGTTATCATAAAGTTCCAAAAACAACTCATAAAAATCTTCTAACCACATCAGTTCTAATTCTAATTCATCATCTAATTTTAATAAACCATGGACATATTTAGAAAGTGTTCCAGACATTTTTGTAAACCTTCTATCATATATTCTGGTTAATCTAAGTATAGTATACTTTTTCAAATTCCTTTGTATATTATATTCATCAATTCTTTTACCTTCATTATAAAATTGTTGTGGGTAATCTTGATAATATAATGCACCTATAGAACTAAAATATGTTAAATGTGTATTATATTTTTTGGCTAGATTAATAATTTTTGAAGTATATGTTACATTATAAATTAAAATTTTTTCTTGTAGTCGTTCAAAAGAATCATTATCACATATATTACCAATATGAAATATAAAATCAATATTGCTATCATATGTAAAGTTATCAATATCTATATGGTTGGTTGTGAGCAAATTAAATTGTTTATCATTTTTAAATTTATCATAAATATAACTTCCAATAAATGAATTTACTCCTGTAAAAAGTATAGTCTTCATTTAATATGATACCTCAATATATCTTCCATTTCATCTTCTAATCTATTCCAATTATTGTATCCTAATATTCGATAAAGATTTTCATTACTACCCTTTCTTTTATTAACTCTATTATATTCAAAATTAATATATTCTTTTTTAATATTAGGAATATACTCCATTATCAAATCTGAAACATCATTTATAGTATAAGACATTTGGGATGTAATATTAAAAATTTGTTTATTTATTTCTTTCAGTATTATTAATTCTATTATTTTACATAAATCATTTACAGATGTGAATTCTCTTGTTTGTGAACCATCTCCGTGTATAATTATTTTATTATTTTCTTTTATAGACTTAATAAAAGATGGTATTGCTCTAGTATCATCTTTTCTAAAATACTTACCATATATATTAAATAATCTCAATATTACCCAATTATCATAAAATTGTAATATATTTTCACATAATATTTTAGAAATAGCATATATACTTCTTTTATCAAAACTATTAACATTTAATAATTGTGATTCATGAAATATATTATCACTATCAATCAACCCGTATACTTCAGATGTTGATAAGAAAATATGTTTACTATCTTTATATTGTTTTAAGATATTCATTAAACCATTTACATTTGATCTAATTACATCTTGATGATTAAGAACAACCTCTTTTTGACCAACTGTGGAAGCACAATGTATTACTATATCATATTGGTATCTACTACAATAATCATCCACAGATATATGAAAAAAATTATTAATATATTTTTTAGTTATATCGTTTAAATCTATAATATCACAACCATCTATTAAACAGTTATCAAAATTTAATTTTAAATGTTTAACTAGATGGCTACCAATTAGTCCATTACATCCAGTTATTAATATTTTCATTTTTAAGTCCTCTTTTAGTATAGTATATTTAAAATATTTGCAACAACATGTCTCAAAAATTTATCTTTTTGATAAATAGTATTTTCTTCAATGCCTACAAAATATTTATCATTGCTATCAACTATAGAATATAACCCACCAGACTTAACATGATCTTCAACTATAATACAACTATCATATTTATATTTTTGATTTAAATCAATTATTTTTACAACATTTGTAAATAATTTTTCTAAATATAAATATAACCAACCATATGTTAATATTGGAATTGTGTTATCTATTTTTTCATCAACAACTGGTAATTGTAAATTTTCAAGACCTAATCTTATATATTTTAATTTATTATCTTTATCCAATAAATCTTTTAATTCATCATTATTAGTTGGTACATAGATATTATAACCAAGACTTCTTGCTGTTATAAAATCTGAAACTATTTGTAAACTGTCAGCAGTTTTACTTAATTTAGTATGATCAATGATCTCCCACAAACTATACTTTTTTATAGCTTCTTCATAAGTTAAATCATGATGTGTTGAAATTTCAATCATAGAAAAAATAATGTCATTATATACAAAACCGGAACCTGCACTCAAGATAATTATATTGTTGAGATCTTCACTATAAAGTGTATTCCTTAAAAAATAACTTTTATCCAATATAAAATTACAAACATCATATATCAAGACTTTATATCCTTGCTTCATTAGCCCATATGCATATTGAAATGTTATAAATTCACTATTTGCAAGATTTATTATCCTATCATGTTCATATGATAACATATCATTATGTAACAAAACACAATTATCATTTTCTTTTAAATAATTGAACAAGAACTTTCTCATCTATTTTACCTCCATGATTTTTAAATGGATCTTTGAAAACATCATAATTTGTAGCTTTATCAGTTTTAATTAAATGTAACGATGGTGTTGTATCAAATTTTTCTTTTTCTATATCATCTATTATATTAACTGGAATTTTATAACAATCACCCATTTTCTCTGGATTAAAATAGTTGGAAATTTTAGCAGATTTACTAAAATTATTATAATCTGCTATAATATGTAAATTATGATTTTCATTTAAGTTTACCATCAATTCATGAAATAAACCATTTAGAAAATTTGAATCCCCTATTATTAACCAAGTTTTATTAGGATTTTTCCAAGATAACCCTAATGATACACCTAACAAAACAAATAATTCAAAATGTAAATAAATATTTATATCATCTCGTTGTTTAAAATATTGTGCCAGCCCAACACCATATGGTTTTCCTAGGACAACATTATCACCGGGCTTAATATAATTATCATTGATATACTTTAGTTTAGGCATAATAGACATTGTAGAAGTTATATGTGACAATCGAAACTTATAGTAATATAATATAGTTTCTTTTTCAAATTTATCCATTTTAAGCCTCCTTTTTAGATAATCATAACAATAGTTTACAATTTACTAATTATAATTACAATATCTTAATAATTCTTTATATTTCTCTAATTCATGCAAATATTCATCTTTAAATAAATCAGTATACTTATCAGATACACGATCATTATAATTATTTTGCTTCCATAATGCATCAAATATAAATTGTATATCATTTGTTTTGATATTTAAAAGCAAATACCAATCATAAAATACACCCAAATAAGAGTCTGAGATTTTTGGAAAATCAAATAAATTAACATTAAATATCATTTGACTCATTTGGAAAAACTTATAATATTCACTATTGATTAGAAAATTGATATATTCTCTTTTAGTCTTTACTTTCATAATATTTTTTATATAATGGCTGTCCAGAAACCATTTTCTGTCCAACATATCAACATAATGATTTATATATAAATCTTTTTGCAAAGACAGATCACTTAATTTTAACAATTCATCATCATCTTCCAAAAACATCATATACTTTGTAGAACAAATATCAATCATTTTTGAATAAATAGAAGCATAGTTATAAAATTTATACTTAAAAAAATATATTTTATCACTCTTTGGTAAATCATATAATTTTATAGAATCATCATCACAGTTTATAAAAATATACTTTACAAAATCTTGGTTTTCTAAAATACTATCCAAACATTTGAAAAAAGATTGTTTTCTGTTATGAGTAAGTATACATATAGTAAGATCATTCATACTATATGATTTTTACCTCTTTAAACATATGGGACATCTTTGAAAGATAAAATGTTTCGTCAAATGGTAAAGTATTATTATCTTTTAATAGAAAATACAAAATATCATTTATTCTAAAATAACTTATCAAATTTGTATCAGGATTGAATATTGAATCATATAAACGATAATAATATAAATTATTATCAGTATTATCTATAACTGTATTCTCAGTACCAATGAATAAATAATCTGGATATATATTATTAAAATCTTTACATAAATTTAAATAATTGACATCTAAATTATAAACAATGCTTGTAATTTCATAAGTTGGTTTATATTCCATTACTATATATTCATCATCAAGAAAATCAACTATAGGCAATATAAATTGATTTGGATTATTAATAATATTAGTTATAAATTCATTGTATTTGGTATAATCGTACTCTAAGAATTGTAAGTAATTATCTACAGTTATTTCTAAACTATTCGAATAACAATAGATTAGAAAATGTAGAAATAAATAATGATCATACTTTAAGACTTTATCAATAAACTCGTCAAAATTATTACTATATGTTGATAAAAATTCATTTTTAATATCAACATTCTCAATAAAATTATGATAAAACTCAAATCTTTCTTTATTATTTTTAGAAATAAGCAGATAGTCATCTGTTACAATAGTAGAAATATGAATATATCCATCAGTGCCTAAAATATATTTAAAAAGTTTAACATTATTGATATTAATATACTGTGGATATTTTGAAGAAGTTGCTTTTAACTCATTATAAATATCAATCTTTTTATCAACATCAGAATTCAAAAAATCTGTTATTGTAACATCTGAACCCATATAATTTATATATGCCATATCACGTCTCCTTACAATCTATTTTGTTAATATAATTATGCGCATCATCAATATTTGAAAATTTAGGATATGTAAAATCACATGCACACATATCATTATTACATTTAATTATCTTAAAATTTTCAATAAATGTATCTATATCATCTAAGTTATTAATATGTAAATCTAATCTTTTATCATATAACAATGCATCAGTAGAACATTTACAGAAATATCCATCATAATTTATAGTAATATAATAATTGTTTATCAAACAATACATATCTTTAAATGACACGATTGAATTAAAATACATATCATTTAAAGAAAGTGTTTTATTATCAACTTTTACTAGTTTTCTAAATCTATCTTGAATTTTAAGAATTTTATCTAGGTGAAATTTATATAAATAATTCATTTCTTCTTTAAATTTAAAAGCTGTATCTCCTACTATTGGATATATAGGCATTATATTCAATCGTACATTATTATCTGACATTATATCTTTGTTACTAGTATACAAATCTAATATTGTTTTCCAATTGTTTTTATGCATCATTAAATCTATTTGATATATGTTTTCCAAAAAATCATATATATGATCATCAATTTTGTCATTATGTATAGATATTTCAAATTTTACTTTTCCATTTGTTTTATCTATAATTTCTTTTATATCATTTAGAAATATTTTATCAAAATTAGTCTGTACTGAACATACTACATCATCATAAACACTATTAATAGATTTGATAAGTTTTTCTTTTTCTAAAAGAGGTTCTCCACCATGTATATATAATATCTTATTTGAAACATTGAATTTATCAAATATATAATTTATGTTATCGTAATTTATACAGATATCTTCTTTATCTTTATAACCAAATTTGTCAATATAACAATATTCACAATTGTAATTGCATTCTGTATTTATAAAATACAAAACAATTATTTCATCAAATTCAGCTATAGAACCAACATAATCATACATATACTATTCCAGGAATATCCTTTTATATTTGTTCAATAATATACTATTTCCCAAAAAATATTTTTTTAAACCATCTTTGAAAATCAAATAATAATAATCAAGCATTAGCTGGTTATATTCTTCATCTGTTAAATTAAATATTCGATTATAATCATTGTATAATGAATCTACTTTGGTTCTAGTATAAATTTTATGCATAAAGATCATAATATTAGACATCTTTAAATATGTATAGATAAAAACATCCCAATCAGCAAAAAAATTTGCATAATTATGAGTTATTGAAGTATAAGCATGAATATTTTCTGTATCAATAAACTTTATTTTATAAAATAATTGACCCATTTCAAAATGAAATATAAATTTAGTTATAGTTAGAAAATATACTATATCAATGAAACTAACATATTTATAAAAATATTTTTTAAATGATCTGATTTTATAAAAATGAAACAACTCATTTTTATTACCATATTCATAATTATCATAAAAAGAAAAACATCCATCGAGATTAAATCTTATACATTTTTTAACCATATTTTCAAATTCGTTTTTATTTATGTAATCATCATCCTCTAGTAAATAGAAATATAGATTATTATCAAAATTTTCTTTGATATGTGTATACAAATATAAGTATACATCTGACATATAATTAAATTTATGATATATAATATCTACTTTTTCATATTCATAATGAAAATCATAATTATCACATAAAATAACTATTTTTGTAATTAGTTGTTCATCTAATTGAAGAATTGATTCTATTGCTCTTCTTATGTATTTAGAATCTCTTGTAGCAATTATACCAAATACAATCATAATAGTTCCCCAATTTTTTCTTGAATATTATTTGGTAAATTAAAAATGATATTTTTTAATACATTATAATTTTTGTAATGAACATATATAGGATTACTATCTTCTTTAATTAGTCCTTTTTCTGAATGATAATAAATCATATTGAATGTCATAATATTAAAATAATCAGGATTACTAGTAATATATAAGTTTTCAATAAATTCTTCAGGTGATTTTATATTATGACTAATAGTAGTGAACAATATCATATCGTATATTCGTAGTTTAAAAAACAATATTAAATCTTCTGGTATAAATACAATATCAAATTGTATGAAATAATTAATTATTTCATGTATATCAGATTTATATTCATGTAGCACATCTTTAAAAGAATTATATGGTAAACCTATAAGATTTATTTTATCATAATCTAAAATATCATTCAGCTTATCCAAATCACAAATACTATCTAAATCAAAATAAACTAAACCAGGTGCTATTGTTTGTAATAAAGAAAGAACAAAAAGTACTTGCCAATCATATTTTATATCAATATTATAATATCTAAATTCAATATTTTTAAAATCTCTTATAATTCTTAGAATCTTCTTTAAATTATTATCTTTAACATTCAAATAAATAATAGAATGATCATATATTTTATCCCATATGGCTATATAATCTTTATATTCATCACGATATTTAAATATAAACGTATAAGGTATAGGCTTCATTTTACAAGACCTTTACTGTATATTATATCAAAGTATAAATCATCTTCAATCTCTTTGTATGTACCTAATAATCCGGCACAAACGCAATCTTCTAAGGGACATCGAATATAAAAATCATTCAAACTATGTTGACATTTAGTACATACATTCATAGGTGTATAATTCTGATCTATTTCTACTATATTATTATAACAAAGAACTCCTTTTAACTTATATAGTTTGTTAAAATAAATATCTAGATCAGATAATAATAAATCACCAAACTTTACATATTTATATTCATAATACCTTAATATATCAATTATTTTTTGATCTAATTTGTATAAATAGTTATCCAAAACCCTACCATTATTATACAAATATATATATGTATACTTTATACCATTATTTCTAAAAATTGACAAAACTTTTTCAATATTTTCATTAACAGATTTATCTATAACAATATGAATAAACTTAATTCTATCTTTTAAGTATAATACTTTATTCATTAATTGATCTAAATGTTGAATCATTGAAAAATGAAATGAAAATATAAAATAGAACTTCTTATATTTTAAAAACTTTTCAAAATAATCAAGTTCTTTGTAACCATTTGAAATAATATAATATTCTATACATTTATCATCATTTTCGAAATAATCTAAAAATTTAAATATATTGGGATGCAATGTTGGTTCACCACCAATAAGTAAAGATGTATATCTATTATCTATATTCTTTATAATATTTACAGTTTTATCAAAGTTTATAAGAAATAAATTATTTTGTTTACCAATATAACAATATTTACATTTGTAATTACATATATTTATAAGACTGATTTGATAATTAACAATATTATGATTTTTTAAATCGTAAAATACATCTTTCAACCATAAATTCTCAATTGATTTCATTTTAATGCCCTCAAAAAATCTATAATGAACTGATCATTTTTTAAATGTAAATATTCAACAGAATCGTTGAATCTTTCTTTTATACCCATTATATCATCAACTTCAAAAATAATATTCTTATTAAAATAATGACATTCCTTAATCAGTCTATTTGAACAATCAAATTTATGTTTTGGCCCTGTGTATACATAAGTAACAAATTTATCAAATAAATTTTTTATAGGTGGAACTAAAACATTATTATCAAATTTTACATCAGATATTATTATTTTTGGTTCATATTTAACTAAAATATCTTTAACATAATCATAAGTTTCATATGGTACATAAAATAAATAATTATCTGATTTATTAGTTGGTGATAAAAGAATATCAAAATATATTTTTTTAACATAATTTATATTTGTATAACCAACCCAACTATCATTATAAATCCTATTATCTTGTAAAATATATTTATTAGGAGAAATAATACCTGTTTCTATTTCAACATTTTTACATCTAAATGCTACATAATTTTTACATAATACTTTTTTCTGACCATAAAACATAAAACCATCAGTAGAAATAATTGTTTCGTATATCTTATTTGGTTCAAAGTTGACAATATTATTAATTAGTACTTTTGGATCTATTTTATATCTATACTCTATACATCTTTCTATAAAATCTATATTTACATTTTCTATTAGAAGAACTTTTACATCAAAATATTGTCTCAAATAATAAAAGTAATCCACCAACTCATAAACATGACCAGAATGTTGAACATTTGATTTACCATATGTTAAATATATCATAATTCAAAAACCTTCGTAGGATCTTTTATTTTTTTATTAAATATAGTTATTGGAGTATATTCTACATTATAGCTACCTTTTTCAAAACCATCACATATAAACATAAAATCACATTTGAAACACTTTTCTCGATATTCAAAAAATTCAAATCTGTGACCAAGTATTATTTTATACATTTCTCTGATTATTTGTATTTTATCAACGCTTATATAATAATCAATATTCTGAAAATCGTAGTCTCTTAAGTAATTGAACAATATGTTCCAATCAGTTAAATCAAATATGTGTTGTAACAAATTATAAATTTTGTTCCAATGTTTTTTATCTATTAAGCAATATGGAACATATCTTAATCTAAAGTTTTTATCAATATAATCTAAATACTTATTTAAAATAGTAATATTTCTATTTCTATTTGAGTATAACTTTTTATCTTTTAACCCCCAATTATTTTCAGGTAATATATGTAAATAATTTATTGGTAATTTGTTTATATAATCAATATACTCTTCTATAATTTGTATATTTTCATCATTTATAGTTATATTAATAGATAATTTTATATTTGTATGTTTTATAATATTGTCAACTCCTTGCAATACTTTTTCAACAAATCCATTTCTACCATATATTTTAGAACTCTTATCAATAGAATGTACAGATATTTTCATTTCTGATATTTTAGTATCTAAAAATTTACAAAATTCCAAATCATATAATTTAAAACCATTTGTTAATATAGATATATTATCTTTCTTATAGTATTTGTTTGATATATTTAAAATTTCTTCAAGATCTGGATGTATAGTAAATTCCCCACCAGAAAATTCAATTTTTTCAATTCGTAATAACTTAGCAAACTTTATCTGTTTTTCTATGTCATCTATAGAAATATAATCATCAAAACATTTTTGATAACAAAAAGGACATCTTGCATTACATATATTACCTATATCAATCCATGCTTTACTATTAACTGGGTAATTTGTATTAATAACTAAATTATCATATAATCTATCTTTTAAAAATTTATCTATTGACATAAAAGTCTACCACTTTTTTGATAGTATCATTAAACTTTGAACATTTAAAATTATACTTTTCCATAAACTTTGATTGTAATGAATATCTAATATCATCATATTTTCTTACATTTTTAAACTGGTAAAGACCTTTGTTATTAAAATGGTTAGATATTATATTAAAAACTTCAATAATAGATAATTCTTGCCCAGCTATAAATACTCTTTCTTCATCTATAGTATAATAGTTATCAATCATAAAACCAAGAATTTTACACACATCTTCAACATATATCCATTGTCTTTTAGACTTACCATTATTATTTAAATAAGTTAATCGGTTGTTTAAAATATTATTTATAACTAAAGGAATAAATTTATCATAAGTTTGATATTCCCCATAAACATTTGTAGCATTAATTATTTTGTAATCTATATTGCTAAATCTTTTAAAAATAGATAAATAATACTCTGATACCATTTTAGACAAAGAGTAAAAATTAGTAGGATTGTATTTATATTCAGTTTCAATATAAGAATCTTCTTCTAATTCACCAAATACTTCATCGGTAGAAAAGTAAATTAAAGGAACATTCAAATAATTTGCTAATTCAATTACTTTATTTGTTATTTCAATATTATTTCTAACAGTTTCATTAATATTATCAAATGAATAATCTACATTACTTATTGATGCAAAATGAATTATAATTTCTACTTTATTATCTTTCAAATATTGGTAATCATTTTGTGTTAAGAAAACAATATCCTTACATATAGTATTGTCAATCCTTTTACCAAAGAAATTACATTGTTGTCTATCTATATTAATTATATTATATTTATTGTTATAATATCTATAGAAATTATAACCTATAAATCCATGTCCACCTGTTATAAGAATATTTTTAGGCATAATCAATACCCCACTTCATCACTGTTTTTATGAAACCCATCACATTCCAAATAGTATGGACAACTATAACATTTAGTTTCTCTCTTATAAGTATTTATCCTTTTATCAATAATTCGTTCAATAGATCTATAGTATATAAACTTATCATCTATTAAATCTTCATCTGGTAAATCTTTAAAATTATTGTATCTGTAATATGAATAGAATATAGACCAATCTCTTAAATCAAATATATGACCATATAATGTTTTAACACTTTTATGATACTTTTCATTTATTAAACAATATGGAACATATCTTATATTTACTTCAATATCATTATCAATAAGATCTAAATACTTATTTAACTTATAGATATTTTTATTTCTTTCTACAAATTGATTATTATCACACCAATTATTTTCAGGTATAAAATTTAACTGTAATGGTTTTATATCATTAATTAATTTAATATAATTTTCAATATCATTTATTGATTCTGTTGTCAAGGTATGATTTATTCTAACAATTAAATTATGTTTTTTACATAATTCTATAGCTTTTAAAATTTTCTCAAAAGTTTTTGAATTAACAACTGTATTATGAACATATTCTGTCCCATGTAAAGAGAATAAAACTTCATTTAATCCAAAGTCTATAGATTTCTTTAGAAAATCCTCATTAGATAATTTAACACCATTACTTAAAATAGATACACTTCCGAATAGTTTAGTACTATATTCTAATATTTCAAAATAATTTGGATATATAGTTGGTTCACCACCTGATATATCAACTGAGGCCATTTTTAATCTTTTAGCCATATCTATTTGAAATTTTATATTTTCAAAATCAATAATTTTAGTTAGATCATTTTTATAATAACAAAATCTACATTTAATATTACAAAATGTTCCTATAAATATCCAAGCTCTTTTACATAATTTCATATCTTTATTATATTTTATTTTAAGTTTTAAAGCTTCTAATGATGGATTCATAATCTATTTTATTAACTCCTTTATAAAATCTTCAATAAAATCATCTTTTTCTAAATCTATAGAATCCAAATCATCTTTTAATCTTATATCTAAAGCTTTATCAAAATAATCAACCAGAGACATATCGACTTTTTTACCAAAATATTGACATTCTTTAATCAGTCTATTTGAACAATCAAATTTTCTCTTTACAGGTGTATAGATATAAGTAGAGAACAAATCGAACATATTATCAACTGGTGGTTTTATTGCATTTGGTAAATAATCACTAATAATTAAAGCATTTTCTATTTCATAATATCTATCATATTCTTTAGTATATTTAGTTAAATATAATAAATTATAATTCCAGTTCTTTTCTTTTTTATATTTAATTATATCAAAATAAATTTTCTTTACATAATCTATAGATTCAAAACCATCAATACCATTATCATATATTCTGTAATCATATAATAAATACTTTTGTTTAGACAAAATATGTTTTCTGAAATTTTCAGCTATATTACTGCATCTAAATCCTATAAAGATATCAGTAATAAATAAATTATTTCGATCAATCTTTCCATCTGTAGAAAGTATAATTGAATTATAGAATTTATTTAACTTTTTAATTTTATAGAAATATGTATTGCTCATTACTATATCTAAAAGATCGTCATTGAAATTATATTTATAAGAAACAATTTTTCGAAAATTAGTATATGTATTATAGTCAAATAATAAAATCTTAGGTTTAAACTTTCTTAATTTGTACCACATATCTATAACTTCGTAAACATGACCATTAACTATAGAATGATTGTCATTTGAATAAGTTATGAACAAGTCTTTCATTTTCAATTATCTCCTAAAATTTGTTTTACATTTTTTAAAGCTCTATCCTCTATATTCATATTAATCTGTTTTTCTATTCCATCATTTAATATCATATGTATGTACAATTTACTTTTTGTTACATATGTATTAGAAAATACATATACTAAAGGTTTATTTTTAATAGATCTAAAAACTAGTAATGACCTTTTCTTCATATTACCACTCTAAATTATACAAATAATAACATTCTTTACAATCTTCTAAATGTAGACAAACATCATTATTTAGATACATATTTAATAACTCATATGAAAATTTATATCCTCTATTATTTAAAGATCTACAGCATGGAATAATTATATCTTTTTCTAGATCTATTTTAATTTTGTTAATATTAATTTTACAACTAATTAGTAATCTATTATATTTTCTTCTATTTATTACAAAATTAAAATATCTGCTAAATGAAGAAAAATACTTTTCATCTATATTATACTTTCTAAATATTTTTATACATTGTATAATTTGATCTAAATCTAAATTCCAAGTTCTATCATTTATATCAGATATGATATAATATATATCTAAATCTTTATATTTCTTAACAAACTCTTCTAAATATTCTAAATTATATCTATGAACAATTACTACTTTATTAACACATTTAAAACGTTGTTTAACCATATCCAATTTTTCTACATCTATACCTTTTGATATTTCTTCTGTTATATGATAAATGATAATATCAAATAAATCATTAGGAACTTTATTAAAATCTGTTCCATTAGTAAATAATTTAAATTTGCAACTATACTTTTTCTTTAGACTTAACAGATTATTGAAAAAATTTTGAGACAATAATGTTGGTTCTCCACCAGAAATCTCATATATGTGATTATTACCACAAAAGTTAATTATTTGATCAATTTTGTTTAAAATTATATTTTCATCTGGTAATTTATATTTCATACCAGTTAAATCTGTACAATACGGACAATCCCAATTACATCTCGATAAACATCTTAAACAAATATACATTTTCAATTATCTCCTAAAATTTGTTTTACATTTTTTAAAGCTCTATCCTCTATATTCATATTAATCTGTTTTTCTATTCCATCAGTTATATCATATCTATTAATATAAATTATTTCTTTATTTAGATACTTACATTCTAGAATTAATCTAGGTGAATAATCATAATGTTCTTTTGACTTATATATAAAATACTTTGAAAACTTATTGAAAAAAATTGGAAGATAGTTAAAAAATAATTGGTAATTTTCTATATTTTTATATTTGTTCATAAATTTTCTAAATTGGTCTTTTCGAATTAGAATAACTTTTTTATTTTGATAACTATTTAAAATATTAACTATATCTTTTATCTCATCATCATTGTATATATCTATATAAGAAATAAGATTAACAAAAATATTATCTTCACAGAAACTAGGTTCTTGAATACCATCAAACCAAATATACTTTCCAATTTCTTTACCTATATTAACATCATATTTAAAACTACTTGACGTATTAAACCATAATAATTTTTTAAAATTTAAATGTTTTGTTTTATCTTTAAGAATCATTTCTTTAGATGTTATTAATATATCTATTTCATTATTAAATGAATCTATTATTAAATCTTTGTAAAATACTTTATATCTATATTTTTGTATTTCATATAGATAGTTTTTGTAATTATTGACTAAAAAATATGATTGATAACCATTAAATCTTAAAAACATAGAATAATCTAATAAATCCAATATGGTTCCATTTAAGTTAAAGATATCATTAAAACTATAAAAACAAATTATATTGGGTTGTTTAAGAATTCTTTCCATCTATCTCTCCAATATTCTACATTGTTTAATTGATAATAATTATCCAATAAATATTTAACTCCACATCCTTCTGGTGATTTACCAAACAATTCTATTTCACAATTACAATTTATTGCCTCTTTTATAAAGTTAGGACAAAATTCAAACCAATCATCTACTATAAAATACTTTATATACTTAACATTTTTGAAAAACTCTTCTTTGTTAGTAGTGATATTAATCTTTGGAAATTTTCTTTTTAAAATAATCATTTCTTTCAAATTACCCATTACATAAAATGGATATATCTCATTATCCTTAAACCATTCTATAAATTTATATAATTTGGATGTATTAGGTGTTAGATATGTTCCACAATATTCGTTAACTCTTTGAATCTTAAACTCGTTTGGTACATACATAAATGGAATATTTTCTTTCTGACTAACATAATAATTATTAGTAACACATTTATTTCTAATTATTTTTTGATCTGGACCAACAACATAGTAATAATTATCACTATCTGACAATGTTTTAATTGAAATATTATCAAGATATAAGAAAAATGAACATGTTAAATCCTTTATGCTAATTTTTCGTATACAATAAAAATTTAAGACACTAAAATACTTTTTAAAAAAAGAACTATTTGACAATGAACCTCTTTTAGTCTCAGAATCATATATAATATTTCTTATCATAATCTAACCAACTTAATTTTTCCAAGTGTCTTTTGGCTTCTAAAATTCCATTTAACTTCATTCTTTCACTTTTAATTGTATAACTACTATTATGATTAAACTTATGTCTTGTATAAATATAGAATAAATTATTACTTTCTAAGTATATTGGATTATCATCATGAAATTGATAATGTCTCTTCATATAAATATGATCTTTATTATTACCAGACTTAAATAAAACAGGAAATAAGACATTCTTGTCATAATTTTTAAAGAGTAATTTTTTATCGTATAAATAGACTAATACTAATGGATAATATACTTGATAATATGAATGATTAGTTGATATAATTTTCTTGATTTCTTCTACAAAATAACTAGATAAACCATCATCAGAATCTAATTTAAATTCTATTACATCACTTGTGTAAGTAGTTAAAATATTTCCAATAAAATCATCCAATTGTTTAGGATTAACATCATTAGTTTCTATTATTTCAAAATTTAAATTAGAAGACTTCACCAATTTAAAAAATTGATAAAATTTTGGATATTTAGTATTAGTAAATATTAACCAATTAAAATCATTATCAGTTTGATTAATTAATGATTGTAAAGTTATTTTTTCAAACAACTCTAATCTGTATTCTATATATTCGTTATTAAACAAAACGGATGGGTCTTTATCATCCCATCCTATATAATATTTACCTGTATTCCAAAGTGTGATTATATTAGTTATCATTTTATATTTTACTCCATGTTTGCCATGTTAGATGTTTAGTAATTATAGATTCATCGGAATTATCACAAAAGTATCTATAATCATTTTCAATTCTTACATTAATATTATCACTAATAAATATTTCATCATAAAACAATTCAAATACTCTTGGAATTCTATTGATTCTTAAATAAACTTTGTATAAATTTATTAATTTTTGTAAAATATTAGTTTTTGGTAAACTATATAATACACAATTTTGTAAATATTTAAATTTATCTTTTGATATCATAAAATCAAATTCATAATCATAATTATCCAATGATTTTAAAAATATCATATCAACATCAAAATAGAATCCGCCATATTTTTGAATAATATAAATTCTTAAAACATCAGTTAATAATGCTAAATTTTTATTTATTTTATCATTCTTATAAAATAACTCATAGAACTCTTCAAACTCTTTAATATTAGCATTTGTCCAAAGTATATGGTTATAATTGCTATTAATTCTCTTAGTATTTTCAACTAAGTCAATTACTTTTTTATTTATTTTACCTAACCATATTTGATGTATTGTTTTTATTTTTTTCATAGTTAAAATGAATTATATCTAATTAAAGTTCACCAATAATAATTACATCTTTCTTAAGATCTATTTGTGTTGGATCTGTTGCATCAGCTTGATATAAGTTTACTATTTGTGCAATATCACCATTTATTATAGTTAGTTGAACTTTAAATTCTACATATTTAATAAACTTATTTCTTGTAACTTTAAATTCATCATATATACTGAGATATTTTTCTAGCAAATCTAATAAATTAGCATCCCCAGAATTTAAAATCTCTATGTATTTTTCCTCTCTGTTTGTATCAGTAATAAAATACCCTTTAGATGCTAATTCAATTGTTATATATATGTATTCAGAAAGGATTACCAAATCATCAAAATCATATTGTAAACCAGATAGTCTTGTTTTCTTATACGCATTCAATACAATACTATTGATTTCATTAACAGTTCTTGGTACTAGTAAGTAAGTTGATGTATCACTTATCTGTGTCAAATCATTTACATATATCTTATTTTCAAGAAAATTATTGTAAATGAAATCGTATACATTAGTATCTGTGATAACAACATCATCAGGTGTTGCAGGAGCACTACCATCTGGAACTTCTTTAACATTTTTTAGTTTATACCTAAGTTGTCCATCATAAATTTCTTTAACAAATGATAATTGATAAGCCATAATCAGTACCTCCTAAATTATATTTATCATAAAGTGCAAGAAGACACTCACCTCTATAGGTGGGTGTTGAATTGCACCTATAGTACATATACCATTTAAACAACCTCCTTGAAAGGTAAGTCAGGCTAAAGCCTGTAGGTCCACATCGACAATGTTATGCAGGGTTTTTTGGTAGTAGCACTTCTCCTACCCCTCAGAGATGTTTAACCACTACCCGCAGAGCATGGAACTTGTGGAGTATCCCATGGTGCCTATATATTCCTGCATAACGTAGCTAAAGAGTAATCCTTTTAGCTTAGGCTAATCAACTATGGCTTGTTCTTCACAAGCCCCCGCCTCTATAGGCGGTGGGTAGTTGACAAATATTCTTATACACTAACATCATAATTACAGTTACATGTACAATAGTTGCAGTCACATGTACATGCATAATTGCAGTTACAAGTACAATAGTTGCAATCACAAGTACAATAATTACAGTTACATGTACAATAGTTGCAATTACATGTACAGTAATTACAGTTACAGACACAATTATTACAATCACATGCACAGTAATCACATTGACAAGTACAATAGTTGCATTGGCAATTACAAGATGTATAGTTACAATCACAAGTACAAACGTTGCAATTACATGGGCACGCATCTACATTACAAGTACAATAGTTGCAATTACATGTACAATAATTACAGTTACATGTACAATAGTTGCAATTACATGTACAGTAATTACAGTTACATGTACATGAATAGTTACAGTTACATGTACATGAATAGTTACAAAAACAGAAACATTCATTTACATCTTCAATTAAATCTTTTATTAGACTAAAATGTGCTTCATTTGTAATAGGTTCATTTGGAGCAATTATTGTATCAGTAGCATAAGAAGGTATTTGATGTGTATCTCTATAAGGTCTAATTACTTCAACAAATTTATTTCTTATGTTTCTCCAAACATCTGCTCTGATAATTCCACTCAAATTTATATTTAATGGACTATTACCTCTTCTTAATGCTTCTAGGTTTAATTGATCTACAAAATTTGTAAGTTCGCTCAATCTATCAATAGGATTCTCATCATCCTCTACTAGATTTATAGTAGGAAAAATACTCCTAATATTTCTAGCTGCAACTTGACCAGAATATGCATCACATCTATTAACATGTGATGTACAAAATGTTGGTGTGCTATCACTTGAATGAGCATTACATGCCACGATTAACCTCGTCCATTGCAAATTTTATTTTAGTTAATAAATAAAAGTATTCACATAAATACTCTTGTACATCAAAATCATTCCATCTTTCAAAATAGTTTTCTTTTTTACTATATTTGTATTTCTTTGCATTACATCTTAAACAAAACATACTTGAACAACTCACACATTTACCAGTTTGTTTTCCAAAATATTCTTTAAATTGCTTTGATCTATTAATTACATCCTCAACAACTGTATCTTTAGCTATATTTGTATAAACATGTTCTTCATAATATGAATCTCTATATAAAGCACCATGACATGGAACTATATTTCCATTAGTGTCTATTGATAACATATCCAATCCAGCTGAACATAATGCTTTATTGGGTCTAAACCATGTAAATTTTTGTTGCCCTGTTTTCATTTCATACTTTGCTATATTAATCAAGCTTTCTTTTAAATCATTATAATATTTATTTATTTGTTCTTTTGTAAAATCTAAATCTAAATCTATACTTGGAAAATAATTATTATGTATTGTAATGACATCCAAATATGCCTCATACATATATTTAAAGTCTTCTGGTGCAATAGTACTTTTAATTGTCATAGGTATGTTATTTCTTCTCAATTTCATAATATTTTCTTTAACTAATTTTGCCGAACCCTTACCTCTTATATTAACTCTATACTTATCATGAATTGGTTGACCATCATAAGAAACTTGAATAACCATTTTAGGATTACCATTTAATGTTCTTTGTATGTTAACATTTTTTAAAAAGCTAATAAATTCATCATCAATAAAATAACCATTAGAGTATATAAAAAATGAAACTCGTTGATCATTCAAATAATATTCTGTTATTTTTTGAACTCTTTCTTTTTCTAATAAAGGTTCTCCTCCCCAAAAATTAATAGATAATGTTCCATAATTTTGTTTAAAATATTGAGAGTCCATAAATTTATCTATAAACTTAAATAAATTATCAAAATCTTCAAATTTCTCATTTCTCATCTTATCGTTTTTAACTTCAAAACAATATAAACATCTTAAATTACAATTTCTAGTAATATTTATATCCATATGGAAGTTTTTCATGGTGTTATTTCTCCTTATTATTTTAGAATTGTTGAAAATTGTTTTCAGTATACTTTGGTAATTCAAATATTCCTTTTGTAGGACTCAAGTATCTGTTTCCATCAAATAATGATTTATCACATTTTTGGCAAACTTGACAAGCCAAACTACATAATATCTTATTATACTTTTCAAATATTTTATTCATTGGTTCTCTTAATATAATTTCATAATTCTTACCAAATCTTACTATACCTTTTTGTTTACCAACATAATCATCTAATCTTTGATAAGCAAAACTATATTTAATTCCTTCTAAATTATTTGGATATCTTTCTAATATTTCAACTGTATCATTTATTATATTTTTCCAATTCAATTCATGAACAGTATATGATATTCTAAATTGTATATTATCAGTATTCAATTTATTCATTGCATTTTCTACTATTTCTTTAGTTGGACTATTATTAGGAAATACTCTATGATCATGACCAGAGCCATCATAAGAAATTTCTAAACTAAGTGGCATTTTCTCTCTTGTATCAATAATTAAATCTTTAAATTTTTGATAAAACTTATCATTATTTAATAAAGATCCATTTGTTGTTATAAGAACAGAATATTTATGATCTCTTTCAACACATTGTTCACATAAATATTTAAACATATCAAATTTCAATAAAGGTTCCCCACCCATTATAACAATTGTAGAAACAGCATCAGATCCTTCTCTTTGTTCTATCTCATCTAAAAATTCATCAATATCTTTTTCTGTTACATCTTTATGTTGAAAATCTTGAGTCTCTCTAATTGTTCTTTCATAACAATATTGGCATGAAAAATCACATCTTGTTGTTAGATATATAATGTTTGTTTTTTGCATTATTAATGCTCCCTTACAATATATCTTTTAATTTACCAATAGCATCCTTTACATCATCATCTTCTAAAAGTTTTGTTACTTCTTCTTCTGTAAAAATTTTATTATTTTGTTGATTGCCACATTTACATTGCCCATTATCACAATTATTATTATTCCCCTGATTACCCATTTGTTCCATAAATTTATTATAATAACCTGTACCCTCTATATCAGAACTAACCATAGTTCTAATTATATCAATTAAAACAAATGCATACCCCATCATAATTTCATTAGTTTTAAAACCATTTTCAATTTTTTCAACCACTTGTGTTAAATCTCTAATAATTTCATATTTTGTCATAATAATTCCTCCATTATTTTTTATTTATTTTTAACCACAATTATTCATAAAACTTTCTATTATTTGTGTATATAACCTATTGGTCTTTAATTTATTATAAATTCGATAGGATACATCATATAATATATAATATAATTGACACACTGAATCTACTGGACCACATTTTTCAAAATTAAATTGTTCCATTTGAGAATATGTGCAACCAGCATTACAAAAATTATAAAGATGACATTTCTTACATTTTTCATAAGTTCTTGGATCTGAAATTTCTGGCTTCTTTAGAAAATCAAGATTATCCATATATGGTTTATTTTCTTTAGCATCATATAATGGAAACTTTTTGTAACTACCAAATCTAGCACAAGGATAATACATTCCACCAGGAAAATATCCTATTCCTTTACACCCAGCAAAACAACCAAAAGGCCTTTTACCAAATTTCTTTCCAACTATAATATCAGCTATAGGAAGAATAAAGAAACCTATTGAGCATCTAACACCTTTTTCTATATATTCTATAAATACATTAGCTAATTCTTCTACTTCAACTTTAAACTTCTCTATATCTTCTTTAGACCATATATCATCTCTTACCAAACTATAATCGGGATTATATATACCCATATCATCGACTAAAAATTTAAAATTCTTAACCATTGTACCAAGAGAAGTTGGTGATACCATTACTTTACATCCTCTTGTCTTCTCAAATAGCCATTTCTTTTCTTTGTATAATTCTAAACTCGAAGTACCATCTTCCAAAGGTCTATTATACTCATTCCATAAACCATCAAAAGATAAAGATAATCCGCAACCATTAGTTGTTATAAAATTATACTTATCATCATCCAATAAAAGACCATTTGTTATTAGAACAATAGACCCACAGCGTTTGTCTTGTTTAAATTTTGGAAGGGAATATTTGATAATCTTCCAATTTAGAAGTGGTTCACCACCAAAATAAGAAATGTGATAGTTTGGTAAATTATAATAATCAAGAAAAAATCCTACAGTATCAATAAATAAATCTACATCTTCTTCTGTCATAAAGTTTTTACTGTTTTCCATATAACAATATTTGCAACCTAAATTACATTTTTCAGTTATAACAAATTCAGTTACTAACAATTTGTTCCCCCTTTTATTTATTTTATACCATTAATACAAAAATTTAAGAATTAATTATTATTTTTTTTGAACTTCTCCCACTTATAGAAGTGGGAGATTCTCGCTTCATCGGCCTCGTAACCTACTACCTCCACGAGCCTCACTTTCGGACGGTTCCCGCCCTAGTGTATTTTTATATAGCTTAATCTTAGTTCTTTTAATCCTTGTTTAAGTATATTGTTTGCAGCATTAATATCTCTATGAGCAATTCATCTCCCACCTAAAGAGGTGGGAGTCTTCTTGCTTATTTACGATAAAATAACTACTTCAATCAATTGTTCATCATCTGTATCTTTTGTTTCTAAAGCTTTAGCAAATATTCTACCTGCAATATCTATATTTTTAACTAAAGAAGATGAATATAATCCAACTGCACAACCATTTAAATATGATACCAATGGCTCACCTTTCTTAACTTTTCCTTTAACCTTACATTTAACTCTTCCTTTTAAAGCTATATATGTTCCATTTTCTAATCCACTATTCATCATAAATGCAGGATTTTCTGATACGACACCTAATACTCTATATGATGATATTTCATTAGATATTTCACAATCAAAATTTTCATCTTCACTTATTAAAATTACATCACCAACATTTACATTAGAATCTTTTATAGTATATTTTTCTGCTAAGTCTGCATAGTATGCACTTGTTGCAATACCATAAAATACACCATCATTTGATATATACGATATTGTTCCAGAAGAATTTCTAAATTCTATAATATTACCACTTGAACCAGTCCTAACATATGTTGTTCCACTATTATTATTTAAATACAAATGTTCATGAGAGTTATCGATTACAGATAAACTAATTGTTGTATCGGTTAAATTCGTAATAATACCTTGACCGGTTACATCACCAGTAAATGTTAATTTAAAATCATTAACATCAAAATTTAATTTACCAGCAGTATCATTATATGTTACAGTTATACCATTCTCCGTATTACCACTAACCATTCCACCAACTGTATCTTCAACAGCTTCTTTCCAATCGGTAATATCTCCAGATGTCCAATTATGATTATCAACATATGACTTAGATGTAGCGTGATTACTATCTGTAGGACTAGTTGGCACTTTTATATGTAATGGTGTACCATCTATTAATTTACCTTTCCAAGAATCATCAGATTCATCAAATATCCATTGAGCATTAGTTAAAGTTCCTCTTTCAACTTCTAATCCTGAAATAGACCCTAATGATGAAACACCACTACCACCCTCACCCTGATTCAAAACAATGACATTATCAGTTATAGCAGTATTAGCAGAATCTATAGTAGTTGTAGTTCCATTTACAGTAAGATTACCTTGAACAACCATATCATCATCAAAAACATAGGCACCATTAATGTTCATATCTCGTAAGGTATTTCTTGGCCAATCAGCAGAACTTGTATACTCTCTTACATATGTTCCAGAAGGATCTTGTGTTGATAGTGATCCAGATACAAATTGTATACTACTATTAACTTCTACATATCCTAGAATTAAATGTGAATCATGTACAAAACTTGATATAGGAACTATATCTAACTTTGACACCATTGGTGGATATATTTTTTCATATTTATATTCTAGAACTATTAAATTACCACCAGCTTGTGCTCTTGTTTCAGAAATATCTAAACTAATAGGTTGGGTATAATGTATAAGAACATAATCTTTTAAAACCATCCCTGCACTTATATCTAAAATAGTAGAACTGTTCCATGTTGGAACCAATCCACTTAATATAAGTCTACCATTAGGTGCAACAATGGATGTTAATCTATCAACTTTATCACTATGATATGATTCATATGGGTCAACATATCTTCTTTGTATAATACTCCAATCTATAGGCATTTATGACCTCCGACATAATATAAAGAATATATTTTTTATATTTGTTCTAATTAGTCAAAATTGTGTTAATTAAAATTACAGATGTAATTATTGCAATTATAAATCCTAACAACACACCATAATAGTATTTCAAAGGCACATTAAAATACATTTTAGAAATCATTGTACATTTATGAGTTGGAGATAGAAAATATCCTGCATAATCAATTATATAAAATAGTGGTAGATATTTTACTCCAAATAAAGTTACACCTATTGCAGTTAACGCAGCATATCTAGATGAACTACCCAATAATAAACTCCCTATAAAAGATAATATTAAAAATGTATAAATATAAGCAGATATACTAACTATATTTTTAAAATATGGAGTGGAGTATACTTGAATATAATAGGCACCAACTAATATCATAGATAAATACAATAATATCATATAATCAATTTTCTTTAATGAGTAATACCATTGTTTATAATCTATAACTAATAAACCAAACATATAGATTCCAAAAAATAAATAGTAACTTTTAAATACTATAGATACAATTAATGAAATAATTAGATTTGATATATGTAACAATATAGTTGTTTTAGAAAATTCATTTCTAGAAAACTTTTCAAAAGTAAAATTTATATCATGATCTTTAACATATACAAAATAAATAAGTAATAATAAAATAGCATACACTATTATTGCTGGTAACATCATTTTAATAAATGTTAAATAACCTATTCCAGCAGCAGTCATTGCAATGATTACAGATTTCTCTATTGGTGACCAAAGATAATAATGATGTGTAGACAGATAAGCTAATATACCCATCTTTTTATTATCTTTAGTTTTATCTTGTATTGTATCCAATACTCCACAAGCCAATGTAATTCTACCTGGAACAGGTAAAAATCCAAGTATATTCACAAAAACAAATAACAATAGCTTCTTATTACTCAACTTAGAATAAATCTTGGATAAGAGTGGATTTACCAATTCCTTATCTTTTAAATATTGTGATATCAATAGAATACTAAATAATAAAAATAATGGTTGATACATTGAACTAATTAATTTCATAAAGTCATTCACTGTTTACTCTCCATCTACTATTATGATATCATTTGGCTTATCCACTATTAATACGTTTACTTGTCCATCAACTTCTTGAATTTTTAGTTTTTGAGTTTGTGAATCATAATTTGGACACTCAATAACTTTTTTCTCATATTCATCTGGGCAATATACATTAACAACCTCATCAATACTTTGAACTACTCTTAATATAATATAATCTGGATAAGTATAAACTATATATGCCATAATGTTTATCCTCCATATTTTCTTTCCATATTATCACACATATCACATTCATAACATTTATATTTACAATTTTTTATATAGTCTAACCAATTTTTATTAATTTTATATAAAATATATTCATCTAAAATATCATTACTATTTATTTTTTGTAATATTTTCAAACTTTCTTCAAACATATGATTATCTTCTCTACCATGTAATTTAATTACATCTACAAAATTAAAGTAGTAATTCAATTCACTTCTTATAGGATAAATTATTGCTTGTTTATATATTGATGTTTGTTGACATGTTGATATATTGCCCATTTGACTATTAAACCATGTTTTTTGATTATCAAAATTATTACAATTATAATTAAAATGTTCTTGTTGTAATGGACAATGATAATCACAATGCTCATTCATCAATAAAGATAAATATAATTTTTTATTTAATCTCCCTTCACATATTTGTTTAACTTTTTTAATTTCATGTAACCTATCACTATCTCTTATTAAAAATCTATCTAAGTTTATATAATCAAATCCTTCCATAAATAATTTATAAACTTGATAAGGTTCACTAACTCTATTCAATATAGTATTCTTAACAAATAAATCTGGATATTCTTTTTTTAACCCAAATCTTAACCAACTAGTAAAAGGAATTGTTATATTTCTAATACCAATATCATAATACTTTCTAAAATTATTAACGAATTTAACATAATTATCATATGATGGTGATATAAATATATTATTATATGTCAACGAAACATTTATATTATTTTCTAATAATAGTTGAATTTGATAATCTAGTTTTTCAGTTTCTTCCTTAAAATTTATACCCATAGCATCATTGTAAAAAGGTGGTATCCGTGAAGTACAATATATATCAAATATAATATTTGTATTTCTTATAAACTGAACAAGATCAATAAATTGATTCTCTGTTAGAAATGGAAATATAGGTAATGAGAATTTCATTTTTCAATACTATTTTTATCATTTTCCTGCAAGAATATTTTTCTCTATTTTGTCAGCTTCTATTCTGTGAACCATATTAAGATATTGTTTGAACATCAGATATTGATTATATGTATTTTCGTAAACTTTCTTTTGTTCTTCTAATTCCATATTAGATATAGATTCTAGTAGACCATGATTAATACTTCCAGTTGAAGCCAATTCTAATGCAGCATTTCTAACAAATTTATTTATCCAAAATTCTGGTTCATATTTTTCACCATTTTCTATATAGTCTTTTATCTTCTCAATTCCTTCATGTTCTAAAAATTGATTAAACGCATTTTCGAATACTTCTATCTCAAACATCATATTTTTGTGGCTTTCTTGTAAACTGAATAATTGTCGTTTCATTTTAAGTATTTCCAATTTTATTATTTCTTTTTCTATCTCGTCATCTATATTTGATAATTCTCGCTCTTTCTTTTTTATTTCTAAATTTTTTATATCTATATCAAATTCCATATCCTTTAGAGATTCATATCTTAAACGTAATTCTAGGAATATTTGTCTAATTTTTCTATAAGTGGTAAGTTGATCATTGATAATAAATTTCTCTATTTGATATTCAGACATGTTAAGATTCATCTTTGGTAAATTCTCAAGTATAAATTTTCTTATCTCTTCATTTGTCATTTTAATTCCTCCATTATTTTTATTTTTTATTTGTTCAATAATTATTTATCGCTGAACCATTTGACCTGAAGATTGAGGGAATGCTAATTTATCTCTCACCGTAGCAGTCTGTGATGACCAATTATAAGATTGACAATAACCATGTTGTCCACCACCATAATCACCAATATGATCATCATATCCTGCCATTGCAAAACCATCTTTATAATTTTGTAGAGTATGACTTTCTCCAAAATGGTATACAAATAAATAGCTCTTGGTAGCAACACTTAAAATTGTAGAAGAACTATATGTTAAATAATGAAAAGATGTTCTATCAACCCAATACCCTTTTGTAGCATTTTGAGATAATCCTGCTGGATATTGACTTCTTGAATAAGTTAAAGAATTTGTTATTGTATCATTATTAAAATTATATACTCTCATAGTAACTGTAGTTTGTGATAGATTTGAAAAAATTGCAATAGTATTATTATTTAATGCTTGTCTTGTTGTTTCAACATAAGGTATAGATAAACTTTTGGCAGTAAATGTTTCATTTGATTCTGAAAATGTCCACCAACCACTTGTATGGCTCAATGGTGTGAAAGTTGAAATTCCTGCTTGACCACTACCAGAACCGACAATCGCTTTGTCTCCAACACCCATATTATATGCAGATACTTGCATTCTAGTAGGTAAAGTTGATGATAAATTTCCACCTAATGTTTCACTTGCAAAATCAAACTTTCTCCAATACCAAGTTGAAGTTGTTCTATTATTATCATGTTCAAAAAAACCTTTAGTTTTTGTTGTTATTCCAGGACAATATGCTACTTTATTACCAGTATTTAATATATCTTGGGCTGTATAAGTTGTTGTATCATATTTTTGTATCCTTGGTATTGATACACTGCTTTTATATCCACCATATAAATAACCTATAATTTTGGAATCTACACTAAATTTTTCTCTAATTTTGGCATTGATTTGATCCAATTGCTGGGATACTTCTGTTTTATTAGCCAAATCAAATGCTGTGGAAAAATTACTTTTATTTATTGTTTTAACAACAAAATCACCATTACTTTCATCAATGACTAATAATTTAGTCATATCAACTGCTGCCGCATTAGTTATAGTAGTTTCCTCATTTAGTCTTTTCATTAAATCATATAATAATTTTGTTGAACTAACTATATTATTCATAACGAATCCAAATAATTATTTAATTGTGTTATAGAAACATTCATTTCAGTTTTAGTAAGTAAGTCAAACTTTTGTGTAAATGTATTTTTATCCATAGATTTTAAAACTGGTGTACCAGTAGTATCATCTATAACTACTATTTTAGTTATAGTAATATTTGATAAATCAGTAATTTCTTCATCAAATTTATATTTACTAATTAAGTATTGGCACAACTCGGCAAGATTAACAGTGTTTATCATATTGGCTTCTCCATTTATTTCACAGAATTAATATAATCATAAAAATAATTAATTTGATTGTTGAAAACACTTTTTTTAACTAAATTTAATTCATCTATAAAACTACTATTAATACTCTTTAAACTATTATCATTAGAATCAATGGCTATAATTTTTGTTATATTAGCAGAAGTAGATGTTATTACTTCGTCTACTTTAAATTTATTTAGCATATCTTTATATAAGTCACTAATTTTAACTCTATTAATCATAACTATACCCCTACACTATAATATTTACATCAAATGTCATACTTGTATCAGATATATTATAGATTGTTACCATACTATAATCTGAAGATATAGCTGTTATACTTGCAGTATCTTGGTAAACATACATATTATATGTAGAACTTCCTATAACATTATCTAATGCATAAACTTGTACTCTTACTCTTGTAAACTCACTTGAATTAAGTTGGGGAAATATTGAACTAAGAACATAATCTTTATGACTATTAGCAGATATAGGTGTCCTATCGTGATATCTATAAATCCCTATTGTTGGTGGTAAAAATGATGCATCTATATAACCATTTTGATTGGTAATAGGTATTACATTTTTATCAGATATATCAGATATAGAATATCCATTTATATAGTAAAAATATCTTTTATAATTAATACTACTAATTGTTGTTGAATTAGTGTTTATTGTTGCAACCTCTAAACTATTTTCAGTAACAGGTTGTCTTGTATTATAAAACTTAAATGTATACATATCATTAGTCAAATCATATTGAATGTAACAATAAAATGTTTTATTTTCTGGACTAGTAACAATGCTACTTAAATTAACACTAGACCCACTAATTGTATATTGTTTACCTTTATGTAAAAATGACTTATCTCCCCAAGTTATTACAAATCCAGAATATGTAAAATTTGGATTATCATATAAAATACTGATTTTATCATCTGGTAAATTTGTTAAATTATTATAATTAATATCTGTAGATCCATCAACTAATTGTTCTAATCTTACCAAATTTAAATTAGTAACAACATCATAAACAGAAATAGCTTTATATGTATTATCATAGCTATCATAAACCATTATTTTATCATCTGTTGAAACATTAGATATACTTTGTTCAGGTGAAAGTAATTTAGCTAAATTATTAATACTTTCTGCTAACGATCTACTTATCTTCATAAATCACCTCTAAATCTCTATCAAAATTCTAAAAGTTCTAGGAACATTATCATTATTATAAACTCTTATATATCTATTATCACTTGTTTTTGCAACTGTACATATTGCTTCTGCTTTAACATATTTGTTTTGTGCAATACTACCACTATTATTATCCAATACATAAATATGACAAACAGTAGCTTGAACACTTGTTACGTTAAATATTGAATATAAATCAAATTGTTGATATTGCCCAGAATTTAAAGTTATAGTTGTTTCATATGGTTTAACAAATCTTAAATCATTATTTGTATCAAAATTAGTATCAAATAATTCTGTTGGAATTGTACCATCTTGAGAAACTAAAATAGAATTTGGTTCTATTGATAATGTTTTGTTTAATTTAAATTTATCAATAAAATATGAATTACCTACATAAAGTACACTATACACACCCACATTATCTGTGTAACAAGTAGCAAAAAATATTCTGTTTTCTGTTTCTTGTTGTTCTGATATATATGCACGAAATGTAGAATTATTAATATTATCGTTATCTATTTCAAAATAAATATAAAATGTTTTATTAGATGGATCTGAAACAATATTATGTAAATCAATAGAATCCGCAGCTATATTGATAACTTTACCATTAATTGTTGCTAAAAATTGATCCCACCCAATTGTAAAAGATGTAGAACCTCTTGCTTGAATTAATGGATCTATTACTGAAAATGATCTATTAACAAAAGAATCTATCATTTTACTATCAAAATTTGTATTATTTAAATCTGCTGAATAATATAATTTAGTAGCATTATAAGGAAATGAAGTCGTATAACATAATCCGTAATATGGGTTAATAAAAAGGTTTTGTCTATTCCATGTTCCACTTGTACCAATTGCTCTATGGAATGTTATGTTTAAATTACTTTTATCAATACTATGTACTAATATTACAAGATTATTACCCCCAGGTGCATAAATAAGATATTGTTTTGCTATATATAAGCTACTTCCACTTTCATAGATTGCATTTGCATTAGTCCATTTTACTGTAAATGATGAATAACTACTCGATGAACCTTCTTTTAATTTTACATGCTTAACAACATTAAGATTAGTATCTAATAAAACACAATACATTTTATATGTTCTAATATCACTTTTTATAAGATAACCATAGTATACAATATAATATTGATTATTTAATAGATATGGTAATACGTATATATTTTGGTTTTGTAAATTTGTTGCAGTAGAATCTTCACTATAATTTGTTATCAAATCATATAATAAATTATTAGTATTTATAGAATGTGTATGATAAGTAGTAAAATTACCATTAATAAAATCATTATAATTATCACAATACTCAAAACTGTTTGAAGTATATGAATACAATCTAAAATTTCCAGTATAATCAAGATATGAATTATAATCAAGTGCGGTTGTGCCCAAATCTGTGATGTTAGTTATTTGTAATTCATTAGGTATATTTTCATTAAAACCTGTTACAGCTACAGTTCTTGTTCCATATTTTTTAGAACTACCTTTAGTTAATATCTTATGGTCAGTTGTATCATTAAATTTTAACAATGATGTGTAAGTTACACCTTTTCCTATGTAACTTTGATCATTAGCTTCATATGTCAAACTTGATTTCAAAGTTCCAAAAGATGATATGTCCAAAAAATGATTAGATATATAATATGGATCACTATTAGATAATTCATATGAATATAGCACCATATCAAAATGATCACCTGGCTTTTTATAATGTAAAAATCTATTTAAATTACTAAAGAAATATAATTTTCTAACTTCCCAATACATATTACCATATTTAACAATATCATAATAATCTTGATGTGTTGGATAATAAAACTTAATTGGTTTATACACATTATTTTGATCCGTAAAAGTATTAGAATTGGGATCATAAATAATATAGTCTTTATAATTTCTAAGATAATATGCATTAACAGTATAAATTAGAACACCAACAGTTCTGTTAATTAAAAACTTGCCATTATTATCTTTAAATATATGTAATTGATTTCTATGTGTATGATTGAAAATTAAACTTGCCGCATCTGGAATACTCCCATTACTATTATTTATAAATTCACAATCTGAACTAGATAAACTTATAAGTATACCTGTATAACTATTAACTAATTGGTAATTACTATCAAATACATAATAAGTAGCCTGACTAACACCTTTTAATCCAAAATACAAATCATCATCTGGATAATATAATAAACTATCTAAACTATAGTTATTTTTTAAATCAGTAACATCAATATATGTGTGATTAAAAGGATCACCAGAATCATTATGTAATATGAAATAATACTTTATTTTTGCATTATCTTCTTTAGATCTTATTCTACATAAAAATCCATACTCATTACCATCATATATCCAATCTATGAATTCACTATTCGTTAAGAATTGTGGTCTATACTCTAAACTAGTAGTTCTAAGAGTAGCTAATGAATCAATATTATCTATTACACCAATATATGTCTTATATAAATAATATTTGTTCCAACCACCATTTTGATCACCTGTTTCACTGGAACTACCTATTCTTAATTCATAAAATTTTTTATATTGTTTATCATAAATATAGTAATTTGTTGCTCTATATGGATTAATACTTCCATCGTATGTAGTGATTAAATTAACAGGTAAAAAATCGTTACTAAATGATTTAATTTTTTTATCTGGGACATTTAAGTTTATAGATGAAAATGGTATATTTAAATTGTTATCATTGGACAAATCATCTTTAGATACTAAATTTGCTGAAGATTTAAAATTATTTTTATTGATATGTTTACTTTCACTATTTATATTAATAACTAATCTATGATTATCATCAAATGTATTCTTGATATTATTAAATATATTAGCATATTTTAAAATATCATTAGAAACACTTCCATCTTGTTCATTAACATCTATTTTATATACATAATTTTTAGTAATTGTTTTACCATCTTTCAGTTTAATCATAAAAGATAAATTAGTATAACCTTTTTTATTTATGCTTATAGTAGGAAAATTAGTAGAGGTATATGATGTAATTTGTGGAATAAATACTCTTGATTCAGAATCACCGGCATGAATATATTCACTATCATTAAGATTATTATATAATGGATGGTCACCATAATTTTGTCTTAAAAATCCTACATTTACATCTGTTCTATAATAATTACCAGAAAACCAGGCATTAAAATTAGTAACTAAATAATTAGCCGTTCTAAAAAATCCAACATATGCTCCATTTTTAGCTGTATTTAAATCGTAAATATTATCCCCATGGTCTGTAATTATAAAAATACCATTGCCTTTTTCTCTATAATTTATTAAAGCCTGTATTGCAGAATCTGTAATTAATTTATTTGATGTATAATTAGTTGAAAATAATAAAACACAACAATATTCATCTAGTTCTGATAATGTGCAATCAATCATATTTGATGAGTATTGCTCTCTTCTTTTATAAGTTGGTGTAAATCCAGCAATTCTACAAACTGTATCAATTGATGTTTTAAATCCATTGCTATTAGTCAAATCTATTACATAATTTGTTTCACTTATATTTTTATCACCTAAAACTAAAACTTTTCTATTGCCTTGATCTAATTTTATAGGATTTGCAATATAATATAAAGCATTATATAAATATTTAAATGATGCTGACATATTACTAAATGATGACCAACTGGAATTACAATACATATTATACCATTTGGGAAATCCACCATCAAATAAAACGTTTCCTTTACCATCCTCCACAACAGCTATAAATGGATTTGGTGGAGTTAATGTATCATAGGCAATATATTTAGCAAAAATTAAGTTAGGATTATTTATATCATAAATTACACTATCAACTTCTGAGGAAAAATATGCGCTAACAGTTTGAGAACTATTATATTTTCCAGGAACTGGATTCAACGTAATATGATTCATTAAATATTTCCCCTATAAATTAAAGTATAATTAAGTTAATTCTAATTTGAATAGTTGAATCTGTTAAATTTTTAAAGTAACAAATCCTATTATCAGATGAGTAATAAATCGAAACACTATCTTGATCAACTACCCAATTTTGATATGTTGTGCTGGCAGGATCATTATCATACACATGACAATTAATTATGCTTGTTGAAAAATCTTTATTTGGATCTGTTGTTATACTACTAATATTTAAATTATATGTAGCAAAAGAAGGAACAGATACTTCAATTGCATATTTTTCAACAGTTGATCCATCTAATGTTGTTAATATTTTATGGTATGTACCATCTTCTGCTTGTAATTCAAAATATTTATCAGTTGTGTTCCATCTAATTTTTCTCCAATAACCTGTATTATCACCATAACTAAACGATATTGATGGATTATCATTTTCATCATCATACAAATATATATTACTTCTATAAAAATGAACACCATTAGATAATATATCCATTACATTAAAAGTATTACCATTAGTATCAGTAAATGTATATCTTATTCTATCTTGACTGGTATTATCTCTAAAATTTATAGTCAACCATTTTTGATCAGTGCCATAATCCTTTAAACTAATATAAGCAGAATCACTATCATTATACCATTTTAATGTAGCATTAGATAAATCAAATGTTCCACTTAATGTATCACCATCTACATTTACAAATCTATTATCTGATTCTGTTTTAGTATAATATCTAGAATCATGTGTATGAGAATCATTGATAACTTGTAAATTAACTGTAGTATCACTCAAGTTATTAATTGTTGCGCTACCTGATACATCCCCAGAAAATGTTAATTTAAAATCTCTAACATCAAAATTTAATTTATTATTTTCCACCCATACAGATATACCATTTTCTATATTAGTAGGATTTACAGAATTTGCTAAACTATTTACAAAGGCAGTATCCCAATCACTTATATGATCATGTGTATATTGTTTACCATCAACATATGCCTTAGATACAGCATGATGACTATCAGATGGTATTAATGGAACTGATATAGGGGACAAATTCCCATTTATCAAATGTTTAAATGAATCATCAGTTTCATCAAATA